AAAATCATTAAATTATACTACTTTAATCCCAGTATTTGATCTTTCAATTCATTTTCTGACATTTGCCTTCTACCTTAAAGCCATCAAATTTTAATTTATACTTCAAACTGTGTAAACTAGATTCACAGCTCTGTTGATCCGGGAATTCCAGTGTCACTTTTCCTGGTACGTCCTTTGGATCGGTTATATTGACTGCTAGTATTATTAGTAACCACATCATCGTTCTCCTGTGTCCATGTGATTATTTCCCATCGACCATCATGATGTTCCACTAATGCAGTACAACTCTCAACCCAATCGCCATCGTTCATGTAAACAATACCGTCTATCTCTTTAATCTCTGCGTGGTGTATATGTCCACATATTACTCCATCAAAGCCACGCTTGCGGCAATAGCCAACAAGGTTAAGCTCAAACTGAAACATAAAGTCAATGGCTTTCTTGACCTTATGCTTAAGAAACTTAGACAGACTCCAATAACCAAAGCCCATCCTATGCCGTATCCAATTATACTTGCTGTTAAGACTGAGTACAAAGTCATATGCTTTATCTCCTAGAAAACTTAACCAAGGTGCTAATCGTGTTATACCATCGAATAAGTCACCATGTACTACGAGATAATGTTTACCATCTGCACCAATGTGTTCTGTTTGGTTAACTACTTCAATCAAACCAAATCCGATACCATAAGGTATTAAAGGCCTTAAAAATTCATCGTGGTTACCTGCAACATAGACTACTCTAGTGCCACGTTTTGCGTGACCCATGATTCTACGAACTACATTAGTATGACTTTGTTTCCATCGCCATTTGTTTTGTTGTATTCTCCATGCATCAATTATATCACCAACCATATACAAGGTATCACATGTATTATGTTTTAAAAAATTATTTAACTGTTCAGCCTTACAATCTCTTGTACCTAAGTGTACATCAGAGATAAAAATACTACGATATGTTTTTTGCATTTTTTTATTATTGTTAGTGCAAGGTGATTGGGTGATAAGGACACCTTGCGAAACCTCAGCTTAGCTTAAGCAGCTAAAGCAAATAACTCATCGTTTGCAGTTATAGTTTTTGCTTGATTTACGGTCATCGCCTACCGTGTTGTCCATATCCTTACTCTTTACCCTGTCGAGACCAGATCAGCCCCATCAGAAACATACTTCGTCCTGCAATACAATCCTTTTCACAAGGTGTGGCACGGTCTGCAAATATGTTTCTGGTGGAGGTGGGCGGAATCGAACCGCCGTCCAGAATACTTTTCATTCAACTTCATACAACAATATTCTTAAATATTACCAAGTAACCATATAGCAAATGATATTACCATACCTATTGCAATACCAATACTAAACGCAATTAATAGATCCATTATATATCTATTTAATCTGTTTGTCAATCATCTTTTGCATTTGCACCACAATTAGCATTGCATTTTCCTATAGTAATCTATTGCTGATGCAAGACCAGATATATGATCTGCAACTTTTTCTTTAAATATCATTGGTGTTGAATCTTTCACGGCCATTATAATAACAATATCATCAATTGGTTTACCAATCAGTTCCTCATACATCAAAGCATATGCAGTACACTGCCAATAATAATCTTCAATATCTTCTTTTTTCTTTGGTCTACTGGCAGTCTTAAAATCGATTACCGATAGTTTACCTTCATATTCTGCAATACAGTCAACACGACCGGCCATCTCAATCTTTTCAGACCATAATGCTTGCTCTTGATAATGTATGTTATCTATATTATTCAGATATGGTTTGATTGTCAAAAAAAATTCAACAGCATCAGGCATAATACCTTTGAGGTAATCCTGTTTATTATTTAAATAGTTCTCACATATTGTATGTACGTTTGTACCACGAGATGTGGCCTGTTTGGTGATTCTATTTGCTTCTTCATCACCAACACGTTTACGCCAATCGATAAATGTTTGTTTCTTCTGAGCACCAACAACTGTAGTGACTGAAGGTAAACGTTTACCATTTGGTAGTGTGTAGTATCTTTTACCGTCAGGAAAAGTTTCAGATTTCAAATCTTCCAGTTGAACTGGTGGACAATAATTAAACATAATATTTTAGGTGTTAATTTTCTCAAAAGGATTATAAATTAATTTTTCAAGGTACTCAGGTACTTGTGCTCTATTTAAATCTGCAATACGTTCTAATTGTCCTGTTGGTTCAAATTGTTTAATAATATTATCCAATTCATGTTGTTCTGGATATTGGCCATCTACTATAGGCAGGTCCACATTATAAACTAGACCATTAGGCACTTCATCACAATGCCACTTTACTACAATAGTTCCTGAATAAGGAATAAACTCAAGTATATCATATTTTATATTCATTGTCAACCTCTAACCAGATTCAGCTCCATTAATTGTACCTCGTGAAATGAAAGTGACTTTTGAAACCCCAGAAATAGCTGTTCCAGCAGCACCTCCTGCACCTCCAGCTGGCGATGTAAAGTTACCATTTCCTACGCCTCCGTTAGCACCAGAAGAACCATATCCTCCACCTACACCTCCAGCTCCAGCTCTGACACCGTTGAAACCTCCTGCGCCACCAGCGCCTGCAACATTTGTATCTGATGCTGTACCAGCAACACCATTAGCATTTAAACCCGATCCTGCTGCGCCGCCAGATCCAATACCTATTCCGCCACCACCACCGCCACCACCAGCGGCTCTTCTGGTAAATGGAAAATTACCGGTGAATGAACATGATCCACCTCCACCGCCACCACCACCGCCACCACCCGCAATTCTTCCAATATTTTGAATTCTCACAGGACCTAAAACAGACAGAGCAGGTCCTCCTGATGCACCTGGAGAACCGCCAGTGGCGCTGCTGGTAGTAGGTGCTGTACCGCCATTACCGCCATCACCACCCTTACCGAGAATGGTACCTCTGTTGATTAATTTTAGACCTCCATAAAATCCATCATTAATAATCACAGCGAAAGAACCAACGCTAGGTGAAGCTAACATAACATTATTATTAATAGTAACAATAACTAAACCGTTATTGCCATCCCATCCTGCATTTCTTGATAATGTATATACGTTAGATGTGCCAACACCTGATGCTGAAATAGTAACTGCAACTGTTGGTGATATAGAAGGTACTTCAGAAAGTGTTAATTCAGGTAAAACAGTTTTCGCAGTTAATGAATAATTATTTCCCGTTACATCCACCACAGTTGAATTGTTTAGTGTTAGTAATGAAGTATTGGGAATTGGAGATAACGTTCTGGTCGGTGGAGTAAAGTTGGCCGTGTATATTGCTCTATCTTTTACAATCCTAAGATTAGATAACCAACCTGTGTAGGTATTATCACTATTTGTACCAGCACCAAAAGTAGAACGCCCAATATGACCATTAGCTAGAAATGCATTAGTTACTGTTGACCATGCACCATTAGCTGTATTGGCCTCTCTTACACCATTGACGAATAACATACCTGTATTGGCATGCTTAACGCAAGCAATATGTCTCCAAGTATTATCTGTAACAGTATTTGCACTTTGCAATAGACTGGACACACCTTGTTGAGCAAAAAAACTTAATTTACCTGGTGTACCACCACCACCTTGGCCAACACCGATGTATGTGCCGGTGTTGTTTGTACTCGAATCTATGATTGTTGCATATGTTGATTGAGTGGTATTAGCCCTCATCCAAAATTCAACAGTGAAATCTCCAGAACCAAATGACAGATTTGCAGAGTTATTTGCTGCAGCGTTTATTACTACTCCATTATTTGTACCATTAAAATAATAAGCAGCTGTAAGTCCATCATTTGATTTACCTTGTAAATCACTCATTGCAATTTGACCAGATAATTTGGCGGCCAGAGCTCGAACATTATTATCGTTCAAACTAACGTTTGCTGTTGGACTAGAACCAAGCTCAGTGTTAACCTGACTTAACGATATTGGTGATCCAGGTAGTGGTAATGTCATTTTTATCCCTAATTATACTACGCCCAATTTCTCCTTTACGGTTAGATACTCTTTAACAAAACCACTTCTCACAATATCTTCTATACCGAATTTTATATGGGCAACATCGCTGACGTTCTCCAAGATACGAACCGTATCAATAAGGCCAGACTTTTCTTTCTTGATATTTAGGTCATTTTGGTTGAAGTCACCACACAACAAGAATCTGCAATTTTCACCAACTCTAGTCAGAACTGTATCAATTTCGTGAAAAGTTGCAGACTGGAATTCATCAAAAACTATAATACAGTCTTTGAATGTGAGTCCACGCAAGAAACTGGTGGTCTGGAATTCTACAATTTCTTTATTTAAAAGGAAATGCCATGCATCACCACGGCCAATCAATTCATTGACTATGTTCATGTATGGTTCTTGGTATATTTTGGCCTTTTCTTCCAGTGTACCTGGAACGAAACCTAAGTCCCTTGATGGGACGGCCGAACGAATAATGATGATCTTATTGTAGTGTGAATTCTCTACCAATAAATCTTGTAGACCCAAGTAC